ACAGCAAAACCATGAAGTATATCGAGGTCGATCTGAACAAAGACAAAGAATGAGCGTACCAAGAGGCAACGTCAGGAACGAGGACTTCGAATGGTTCTCCAATCGTGACCTGATTGATTCGGCCCATCTGCTGATGGGAAAGATTGATCTTGATCCAGCCAGCTCTGACAAGGCAAATGAATTTGTCGGAGCCGAGCACTACTACACAATCAAGGACGACGGTCTCAACGAGCAGTCCTGGTTTGGGAATGTGTACCTGTTTCCACCATCGATGTCCTACTTCTGGAACAAGAAGGCACAGCGCTGGAAGCCGACAAGAGGTTTGAGTCCATCTCTAACTTCTGGTCATGCTGTCTGGTTTCGCACCATGCGGCGCAAGTGGATGGAGGGCGAAATTGAGCAAGGAGTATTTCTGACTAATTACATGGACATGTGTTCTTATTGTCAGGATTTGTTCGATTTTCCGGTTTGTATTTTAAAGAATCGTCCTACAATGACGAGGCATTATTTCAATGAAGACAAGCTTGTAGAGAAGCCGACCGGAATAAGTATGGTCATCTACATGCAGCCGAGAGAAGGGGTTGAGGCCGCCACTCAAGATTTCATTGACATCTATTCGCCGAAAGGCAGGATCCTTCTGAACTGAGACTATGTCTGTACTAAGTGATCACGAAATCAAAGAGCTCGCTATCGAAAGCGAGATGATCGAGCCATTCACCGACCGTGTTGTCCGAGAGAAAGATGGCATCAAGTTGCTGAGCTACGGCCTTGGCAGCTACGGGTACGACATCCGACTCAGCCCCAGTCAATGCCTACTGTTTGGCGGCGTCCCAAATGGCATGTGCGATCCGAAAGATTTCGATCCAAAGATTCTGAAAGAAACAGAACTTCAGAAAGATGATAGGGGTGAGTATTTCATTCTGCCTCCCTTTGGTTACTGCCTAGGCGTGGCAATGGAGCGCATCAAGGTGCCAAAAGATGTCACTGTTGTGGCTGTCGGCAAGAGCACCTATGCGAGGTCAGGGATTCTGGCCAACATCACACCAGCGGAAAGCGGCTGGGAGGGTCACCTGACGCTGGAGATCAGCAATTGCACTCCTTTGTGGAACCGGATCTATGCTAATGAAGGAATCTGCCAGCTTCTATTCTTTCGTGGTGAGCCGTGCCATGTCACCTACGATGATCGCAAGGGTAAGTATCAAAGTCAGAAGGCAGAAATCACAGTTGCTAGAATTTAAAAGATTCCTAAATTCCCACTAAAGGGTTTACCAAACGACGATTCTTTTCCGCCTCCAAAGTTTCTGCCGAATTGCCTAGGCTGATCTGCGTAAGCAGTGGCACCGATTGTTCCAAACGCATCGCCTTCCATACCTGGTCTATTCTGTCCCGCATACGGAGATGATTGAAATGTTTCCTCAGTTATCCCACGACTCTGCTGATACTTTAACGCTCTACGCGCAGCTTTCGAACCTTTGCGAGCGAGATCGGCTTTCCTTGCGTCCCCAGGATCGAACTCCTTCTGAAATTCGTGAGACCCTCGAAGGAATCGCTCGTCAAATTCGTAACCGTGACCGGGATCCATTCGTATCCTAGTAATTCATCGCGCTATAATAATTTTATCTTAAGTAGTCGATGTAATGGATTCGTTAGGATTCTTGGATGATTTTTTGACCAGTAGGAATATGGTCAAGAGTCGTTATGTTAGCGATCAAGATATCGGCCAGGATTTGGATCGCGAGGCTGCTGATGTGCCTCTGTATAACCAGTACAATAATGGCCTAGCAATCGGGCAAGAAGGGAGAGAACGTGTTAATCTTTCTATTGACCCTGAGCAAATGGTGCCTGACAGATGCGGAATAACGGGAGTAATTCCAAGCGCGGAAGTGGGATTAATGACGGGAGCACAACCGCAACCGCGACAATTGATGGTGGATCTGCCGATGCTGGAGCCAGCGAATCTCCACTCGGACATGATGAGTCAGCGGGTTTTACAGGCGGGAATCAACCGATAGGTCGAGAATTCTTTGAGCCAGTCAGTGATTGTCCTGACGGGTTCTGTCCGATGCCATCAAAAGAACCTGAAGACAAAGTTAATTACCCGTCCCATTACACCAGTGGGTCGATTGAGTGCATTGAAGCTATCGAGGCGCAGCTAAGTCCCGATGAATTCCGTGGCTACCTGCACGGGACTCTGGCTGTCTACCTGTGGCGTTGGAAACACAAAGGCGGTCTAGAAGACCTTGAAAAAGCAGAGTGGTATCTCAAGCGCTTGAAAGATCACGCCAGCTCTTGAAAACCGTCGTCCTCGTCAAGGTCGTAGCCAGCCAGTAGCTGGATCATCTCGACTTCGGTGGGGACGTCAAACTCAATATCAATATTCTCTTCAGCCATCAGGTCTTTGATGGCCTGGATCTCTAGCAACCTCTGATGGTAGAGATTCAAGAGAGCGACCAGCATCTGGTCCCAGGTCAATTCCTTAGCCTCAAGTTCTGCCTTCCTCAACGCAAATTGCAGATGATACGGCATTTCAAAGGTTGAGGTTTCTTCCATGCAGTTTTTCAAAGCTGTTATTATTCTACGCTAAAGATCAAAGATTCCTGCAAGCTCTTCGTAGGTCATTACGTCATTTAAATTGGTTCCTTTGGTAAACTCTGCATAGAAAGCGGCCAAAGTGTAGGGGTTGACTTGCTTCTCGAGATCGCGGATTGCGTTGACTTGATCTGGATGAGCTTGATAATTACGGAATGCCGCAAGAAGAATGTCTCCCGTCAGCCAAGGCGGCTGTTCCATGGAGATGGAGAAGAGCGCGGCCTCCTCTCTGCGGCGATCTAGAAGGCCGCCAATGACCTTGTGGTCTGGCCCAAAGACCCAGCGCATAAACTCCTCAGGCACACGCATCTCTGCGCCTGATTCAATCTTGTCGATAATTTCGCTGTACAAGAATGGCGTCCATCCGATCGAGTGGACGAAACTGATGAGCGCCTCCATCTGGTTGCGGTCGAGCATCGGCAAATTTAAATCTTCCAAGTCATCCGCGATTTGCTTCATTTCCATCTGTAGATATTCTTTAGCTTTCTCTTCAGTAACTCGCTGCCCTTGACGCACTGGTCCTCCATCCGGGTAGTTTTGACAGCCGTATCCAAATGTGAATGGCATTCCCCCAGTCACCGGATCAGGAATCGCACGCTCCGAAAAGCCTTCAAAGCGCATAATAATGTTGGCAGCCCGAGGAAACTGGAACATATAAAATTAGACAATTACAACTAATATAACTTATTTCTAGCCAAACATTGAGAATTGATTAATTAGATCTTGGCCTGAATCGGAACGGTATCCTTCGAATGCGTCATCTTTATCGGTATTGAATGAGAATGCGCTTTCGTATTCTGAAGTATTATCTCCAGGCTTCTCATCACCCATTGAGAATATATTTCCGCCTGCTTGTTCATCACCCATCAATTGGCCGACAGACCCGAGCGCAGCAAATGGATCACTCATATCGATGTTGAAGCCCTCGCCACTCATAAACTTCCCGAGCTCTGCCATCTCCCCTGCTGCATCAGGATCATCCGGAAAGAAGTCTTCGTAAAACTCATCTCTAGTTCCCTCATACCCCGAATTTTTATATTGCTCAAATAAGAAATCATTTGTCTCCTCGTCGACATCTTCTTTGTCAGATTCGCGAACGATGTAATCCAGTCCCAGTGTGGTTTGGTCTAGCTTTTTCTTTTTCTTATTGAGCTCTTCGATTTTTGCTCTCATCTCTGCGCCCTCTGATGAGCCCAATGTTTCTTTGATTACATCTTTGACTTCATCAAGGCTTGTTAGTTCGTCGAGGTCGTCCTCTGAATAACCAAGATCTGTCATGGCTTCTTTCCAGCTGTCATTGTCAAATGGATTTGCGCCTCCAAGATATTCATCAATGAAAGTGTCAGGCGTTTCGAAAGGCAGGAACGCAGCTTCACCTGCGTCGATCTTAATTTTTGCAACAGCAGGAACAATCTTTTCTGTAATGAAGTTTTTAACGTCATTTCGGGTCAGCAAATCTTTAGCACCGTCGAAGCCCTCGTTTTTACCTTTAATCTGATAATGCAGTTTCGCGAAATCATTTTTATTATTAAGATCCATGCCGTGGTAGTACGCCCACTGCTGCCAAGTCTTGCCTGTTTCGCCGACCATCTTATTGGGATTAGTCTTGGCAGTTTCCCAGTTTGCAGCTACTTGCTCTTTCTGCTTCGTGTAAAACGCTTTCTCGCCCTCTGGATTGAAATAAAACTCTGGGTCGAAATCCCTTGGTGAGTTGTTTCTTTCCTTAAGCTGATCCATAAATGCTTTTGTTTCTTTCGCAACAACTTCGCGTATTGCGTCGACGGTGGTGCGCGTCTGGTACCC